GTTCAATGCACCGACACGGGCTGGTGAGATGCTGAGCATCCCGGGACGGAACGGAGCGTACTGGCACGACCTTGGACGGTTCGAGAACATCGAGATTAAGTACCACTGTGTAGTGGGCGAGGCGACCAAGGCGGACTTCGCGGATGCGATGAGTGATGTCAGGTCATGGTTGTGCAGTCCGATCGGGTACTGCAGGCTGGAGGACGACTACAACCCCGACGAGTACAGGATGGCGGTGTACAAGTCGGGGCTGGAAGCTGAAGAGCCGTTTCAGACGGGTGCGGAGTTCGACATCGTGTTCGAGTGCAAACCCCAGAGATTCCTCAAGAGCGGGGAAACAGCGGTGTCGGTCACAAGCGGTGGCACGGTTACGAACCCAACGCTGTTTGACGCACATCCGCAACTTCAGGTCAACGGCTACGGCAACATAGACATCAACGGCGTGGATATTGATTTGGATAATGTTCAGGTTGGCGATGTGTCGCAAGCGGTCAACCCAACCACCAAGACATACAGCAACACAGGAAATACAACATTAAATTTCAATGCGACATTTCCGCACGATTTGTTTGCCAATGGCGACACGGTTACTATATCTGGCGAAATGCTTACGTTCAGTTTTTCGGCTTCGTCTGGGTACTATAACACAAGCGATACAACCGTTACCGATCAGACAAATTGCTCTTGTTCGCTGACTATTCCCGCCAGCAAAAAGACCGCGTCCGTTCGTTGTAATATTCCAGCGTATGATTTTACAATAGGCACTTCATCGACCTACACTTCAAGTTTCAAATTCAACTACCATACGTCGTTGTACACAGGCACTTCAACCATCACGCTGGTAACGACCTACACCGCCAGCACCGGCAAGCTGAATTACAAGTGGACGTTCTCGTCAAATCCGAGCGGTCAGAGCAAGTCCATAACAACCAGAACAGGAACGGCAAAAGGCACGTCAACAATGACCATACCAAGCACGATATACATTGACTTGGACATTGGTGAGGTGTGGACAAAGTTTGACGGCAAAGATTTGGTGCTGAACGATTCTGTTCAACTTCCGGCAGAACTTCCGACCTTACCGCCAGGTGCATCAACAATAACGTATGACAACACATTCACATCCGTCAAGGTCGCTCCAAGGTGGTGGCGGGTATGATTCCGATTATTTACGACAAAGACGAGACCGCATTCGTCAGCAATGGCTTGGGCAGACTGCGTGACTGCATCAGCTGTACCGTCACAGAGGAGCGCAACGGCATCTACGAGTGCGACTTCGAGTACCCGACAGACGGGGCGAACTACGACCTCATCCAGTGCGGACGCATCATCGGGGTCACACATGACGAGAGTGGCGACATCCAGCCGTTCGACATCGTCAGTTACAGCCGACCCATCAACGGTGTGGTGTCGTTCCATGCGGTGCATATCAGTTACCGCCAGACGGCACTCACGGTCAGCGGTACGAACATAAACAGTTTGGCGGGTGCGTTTGCGATGTTAGGCAATGCCGTACCCTCCAATCCATTCACCTACACCACCGACAAGGCATCCACTGGATTCCTCGCAGCGGGCGACAACGTCCCGCACTCCGTGCGGTCTGTCCTTGGTGGCATGGAAGGGTCTATCCTTGATGCTTACGGCGGTGAGTACGAGTGGGACAAGTGGGACGTGATACTCCATGCCGATCGTGGCGAAGTGAAGAACTTCACCATCCGATACGGTGTGAACCTTATCGACTTCACGGACGAGATGGACTACACGGACACCTACACATCGGTCGTGCCGTACTGGATCGGACAGGGCACTGACGGAAATGACGTTGTTGTCAAGGGCGACATGCAGACATCGTCCTACCCGCCGTTCAACGGCACGGACAGGTGCATCCCGCTTGACGTCACCAACAAGTTCGACACACAGGACGGACAGCCGACCAAGGCGCAGGTCAATGCACAGGGTCTTGCGTACCTCAACGAGAACCAGCCGTTCATGCCCGCACAGAACATACAGGTGGACTTCGTTCGGATATCCGACCTTCCAGAGTACGCTCAGTTCGCACCGCTTCAGACGTGCGGTCTGTGCGACACCATCAAGGTGGTGTTTGGCGAGTACGGCATCGAGGGCGAGTTCAAAATCGTGCGGACGGAGTACAACGTGCTCCAGAGCAAGTACAACAAGCTGGAGCTGGGCGGTCTGTCGATTACGCTGTCACAGGCTCTTGGTATCAATCAGGAGGCTTCCAACAGGCTGAGGGTGTCTGGTGGTGGTGGCGGTACATCCAACTACAACGACTTGGACAACAAACCGCAAATCAACGGTGTCACGCTGACAGGGAACAAGAACACATCGCAACTGTCAATCCACGACCTTCCAAGCGGTGGGTCAACAGGGCAAGTGCTGGCGAAGAACAGCGGAACGGATTACGATGTTGGCTGGGTCAACCAGAGCGGTGGCGGTTGCGGTGTGGATTACATTGTTGAACAAGGCACAAGCGGTATTTGGACATACCGCAAATGGAATAGTGGTATTGCGGAATGCTGGGGCATTCACTCATGGACAATTACAGCATGGAGCGGTTGGGGCAACATCTTTGAATCCAATTCATCGTCTGCGTCTTATCCATCATCGCTGTTCGTTTCTGCTCCGATGTTAAGTGCAAACAATCTGCCGACATCTGACGGGGGTGCGACCGTGAGTGTTGAAATAAATCAGACAGGGTCAGCAAGTACCACACCGACCATGTACCTTATTCGTGGAACGAAGGGAAACACAAACGTGACAGGGTATGTCGCAATTACAGCAAGAGGTAAATGGAAATGATACCATTTTTTATCGGTTTAACAATAGGAATATTATTCGGCATCGCAATGACTTGTTGCTTTGTCGCTGGGGGTAAACATGAATCACTTCATCAAATACGCACTAATCAGAGCAATCAAAACAATATGCCAGACGGCAGTCGCCACAATCGGCAGTTCGGCGGTCATCGCTGATGTGAATTGGGGCATCGTGGTGTCCGCTTCACTTCTGGCGGGTCTGCTGTCCGTGCTGACTTCGGTCGCTACGGGGCTTCCTGAGGCGGACTACGCTGAGCACATCCACATGAGCCACGAAGAGCCAGACGATTCGGAGGTGGTTGACGATGAGGAGTAACACAGAAGTGCTCAAAATCGCCAAGTCCCATCTCGGTCAGGGCGGTTCAAAGTTCCGCAAGTTCGCTGGGCTTCCAGCTGGCGCAGCATGGTGCAACGCATTTGTGGATTATATCGCAAACGAAGGGGGCGTGAGTGCCCTCTATTTTAATGGCAAAAGAGAGACGTACTGTCCGCACTCCATCAAGTGGTGCAAGGCGAACCTCGCAGAAATCCCTCTGTACCTCGCCATGCCCATGGACATCATCTACTTCGACTGGGACAGAAACGGCAACCCGAACCACATCGGGCTCGTCCGTGCCAGAAAGAACACCGACTCGATCTACACCATCGAGGGCAACACTGACGGCGGTAAGGTCGCCAACAAGACCAGACCAGCCAAGTACATCCAGGGCATCTACCGTCCGCACTTCGTGCCGATCGGAGTCACCAAGAAGGTGATCGCCATCGACGGCGAGTTCGAGTACCAGTCGATCTACAACCTGCAGGTGGCGCTGGGCATCACAACTGACGGGATCCTCGGCAAAGCCACCGTTAAGGCACTGCAGAAAAAAGCGGGAGCGTCCATGGACGGGGCCTGGGGTCGTGGTACTTCCAAGGCCGTCCAGAGAATGGTCGGCACAAAGGTCGACGGCGACTTCGGTCCGGCATCCGTCAAGGCGCTCCAGGTGTGGATCAACAAGGTCAACTTCCCGGCTGCAGTCAAAGTTCCGGCACCGAAACCTGCAGCCAAGCCGGCACCGGTGAAGACCGTTACGCTCACAAGCCAGCAGAAACTGCTGAAGAAAGCCAAGGAACTGGCGTGGGCTTACGGTACAGCATCCAGCAAGTACAGCTACAAGTCCGGAGCACCGAAAGCAAAATGCAAGGCTGCCATGAAGAAGTATGGCTGGGCAGACAACCGTGCAGAGCTGAGTGACTGTGGCAACTTCGTCAGTACGATTGTCCGGGAGAGCGGAGTCAACAAGAGTTTCAAGGCGCTGCATGGCATCAAGACACCTTTTCCGAAGTCCGAGAAGGGGTTCACGCTGGTGCACAGTGGCAAGGCCATCCCGAACGGACTGCTCAAGCCCGGAGACATCATCCGCTACAAGAAGACCAACGGCAAACAGCACGCCATGATGTACTACGGCTCCGGGAAGGTCTGCGAGGCATCGCACAAGAACCGTTTCGGTGCGATCGTCAAGGACAGCAAACGCTACAACACACAGTCCAAGAAGAACACGATCCAGGTATTCAGAGCGAAATGACAAAACTAATTTTAGGCATACTAATCGGCGCGGGGATTGCCACGACCTGGCTCTCGATCGTAGAGAAGGAAGAGCGCAAGAAGGAAGCCGAGTGGGAGAGATGGGAGCGTAAATTACCATGATAACAGAAGGAATCATAATAGCATGTATCACAGGTGCTATCACACTGGTCGGGGTCATCGTATCCAACAACGCACACGATGCGGTCACGGATGAGAAACTCGAGGAGCTGACACGAGAAGTCCGGGAGCACAACGACTTCGCCAAGCGGATCCCCGTCATCGAGAACGACATCAAGACGCTGTACAAGCGTGTCGATGACCTAAAATAGCATAAAAGGGGGAGACACCTGTTATCTTTGTTCAATTAAAAAGAAAGGATAACACTACATCTTTGGTGATTTTCGTGCAACCGTCTCCCCTTTTTATATTTGAGCATTGCTTCGCTATCTGATTATCCTCCAAGCATTATTGTTCATTGCGGTATCTCCTTTAATTTGATTTACAGTTCAGCGGCTCAAATCTACGGCGAAGTTAATGTTAGGGGTAGGGTCTCACGGCTCTGCCCCGCTTTTTTATTGCCCACAATCTTGCCCACACAGGCGGGCAAAACAGGAACTTGCCCACGCATCTTGCCGTATCCCAACCCAAAAGAAAAAACCTCGAAATCGTTGGAATCTCAAGGTTTCTTTTTGGTGGAGCATAGGGGGCTCGAACCCCTGACCTCATGACTGCCAGAACGTAGGTAAATGGCTCTGCCATTAGGGTTCGGCGGACTTTTGCCCACATCTTTGCCCACGTTGTCTATCAGTGCCCGTCCGAGTTCCAGCGCCTCGGTGGATGCGTGTGTGTAGATCTTGGCGGTGATGTTGATGTTGGAGTGGCCCATGAAGCGGGAGGCGATGCTGATCGGGACGCCCATCTTCTCAAGGTCTGTGCAGTAGGTGTGTCGGAGGTCGTAGAGGTTGGCCGTGATGCCTGTGCGTTTTCGGATGTCATCCCACATGCGTCTGCGCCATTTGAGGTTGTGGCTGAACAGGTTTCCGGAAGACATGCTGCTTTGAAGCAGCGGCACAAGGTGCTCGGGTATCGGCACAAGTCGGTAAGCACTTGCCGTTTTGGGTGGCCCGACTGTGCCGTCCCGCTTCAGCGACTTGGAGACCGATATCGTGCGTGCATCAAGGTCTATGTCGGCCCACGTAAGCGCCTGAGCCTCGGAAGGGCGCAAGCCACAGTACAGGATTATTTTGCACAGAAGTTCGCCCCTGTGGCCGCTCAGAGCCTCAAGGAGGGTCGTGCGTTCCAGATCTGTAAGACTGCGTCCGTTGACCGTGGGTGTGCCATGAGGACGGACAAGCCCGAGCGTCAGATCCGACTCGGTCACGCCGTTGATGTAGGCATACCGAAACACCTGGCAGATCAGATCGTAGCGCTTCTTGATGGTGCCGTCGGCCAGATCGAGTCCGTTGAGGTACTCCTGCAGCATCATTGGATGTACCTTGTCCATCTGCCTGTCGCCGATGCCACGAACGATAGTGTTCCACGTGTAACACAGGTCCTGGTACCACGACGCAGACACCGTGTTCCGTTTCGTGGCTTCCAGAAACATGGTCCCGAACCGTGCCATGCGAATGGATCCATCAATGGCTGCACCGTCGATGGCTTTCTTCTTGGCCTTGATCTTTCGGTTCAGATCGGCCAGCGTGTTCGCCCGGATGTCGAGCTTGACGCCTTTGTAGGTTTCTCGGTGTCGGTACTTATATGCCATGATTATAGGTCTGCATTAAGAAGCAGCTTTGCCTGTGCAATTAAAAGTGATTGTGTTTTCGGGCTCATCTTGCGGAAATTATCAAGCAGATCCGCTTCAGGTTCGGTCAGTCTTTGAGAAAGATCTGGCGTTATCATTCCAGTATGAGCAAGCAGTTCCTGCAGATGCCCCTGTAGTTGCGTCATGTGGTGCTCTGCCCTTTCATCCGTGACACCGAAATCATCCATATCTGTGATGTATTTCTGAAGTTCTATTATTTCTTCTCTCGTCTTCCTGAGCTCTTCCGAGTCGTAATCGTTCCAGCCCATTAGAGAGCACGGCGTCATATCGAGAGCATCAGCAAACAATACGATCTTGGACTGTGGGAGGTCAATATCTCCACGTTCAATTCTTGCAATCATGCTTTTATCCGAATATCCGACCTTATTTGCCAGTTCGGTTTGGGTCATATTCAGCTCGATTCGTTTCTGCCTGATGTTTTTATAAAATTCCTTCATTGTGTTCACCTCACAATAATTTTGTGCGTTTATTTTACATTAAAATGTAATTTTATTCAACATTTATGTTTTTGATGTTGACATGAAATTCAACTTTTGCTACAATAAGGGTGGTTGAATTAGAGTAAACCACAAAATATAGTATAAGGAGGTTAAAAAATGGCAAACATTGAGATGCTAAAAAGCGCTATCGACGACAGCGGGATGACGATGGTCTCCATCTCCAAAATGTCTGGCATCAAACGGGAAACACTCTATAACAGACTTGCTGGTGTCGGTGAGTTTACTGCATCCGAAATCGTGGGTCTTGCGAGAGCTCTGAAATTGACCAAGACCGAGAGAGACCATATTTTTTTACAGAAATAGTTTACTGTAAGTAAACCAAGGAAGGAGGAAGTTATGGGAGCATTAGCAGTAGTACCGTTTGTCGTGATCGTGATGTGCGCAGTATTTGGGGGTGATGCCTGATGACATGGCATGTCCACAGCGCCAGATCCAGCGTGTTCGATAGCGATGCGTACGGGGTGGATACGGATAATCCGGAGACCGCCTACGAAATCATCAACAACAGCCTGAAGCTCGCTGACGAGATCGCAATATCGGACGCCATCATTGACTTCAAGAAGGAGACGGCAGACGAGTACTTCAACACCAGCGAGTGGGGCGACGAAGAATGGGACGCCTGGAACGACAAGTTCCTGGAACTGATGTAAAGCAAAAGCCCATGGCGGTACGACCATGAGCCTTGCAAACATGAAAGGTTGATTCCTATCAAGGATCACTAAAAATTATAACATGAAAGGAGATTCAAATCAATGGCAGAAGTAGTATTAGTTTATGGCAAGAGCGGAGCCGGGAAATCACGCTCGCTCAAGAATTTCAAGGAAGACGAGATCTTCTACGTCAACGTGACGGACAAGAGGCTGCCGTTCCCGCACGGCTTCAAGTACTCGTCGACCACAGACAAGGTCGAGACCATCCTGGAGGGCGTCAAGAAGATGCCGACCAAGGTCGCAGTCGTGGATGATGCCGGGTACATCATGACCAACATGTTCATGGCGGGCCACGGCAAGGGCGATCAGTTCAAACTGTACAACGACATCGCCGACAAGATGTGGCTGCTGATCCTCGGACTGAAGAACATGCCGAACTCGGCAGACAAGATCGTGTACCTGACGTTCCATGAAGAGAAGGGCGATCAGGGCGACAGCAAACTGCTCACGATCGGGAAGCTGCTGGATCAGAAGTGCAACCTTGAGGGACTGTGCACCATCGTGCTGCACGCTATGGTCAAGGCGGGCAAACACATCTTTGTGACCAACAGCGACGGCTACGACATCGCAAAGAGCCCGGAGGACATGTTCGAGCTTGAGATTGAGAACGACCTCAAGGCAGTAGATACACGCATCAGAGAATTCTATGGGATGAATGAGAAGGAGGCAAAGACAAAATGAGAGCACTCGGACAGGCATACGCACAGGCAGACGCATCAACAGGCGGTGGAGACTTCCAGAGACTGCCCGCTGGTGGCTATGTGTGCAAAATAACAAAGGTTGAGGACCACGGCAGCGAGCTGAAGCCGTACCTCAGAGTGGTGTATGACATCTTCGAGGGTGAGTACGCCAGATTCTACTCGGATGACTGGAGCAAGGAGAACGAATGGGCACACGACATGCGCCAGTACTACACGCCCGCTGCGTTCGGCATCTTCAAGGGCTTCCTCAAGGCTGTCGACATCTCCAACGAGGGAAACTTCGCCGAGGTCGCTGAAAAGGGCTTCGACGAAAAACTGCTGGTTGGCTGCCTTGTCGGTCTGATTATCGGCGAGGAAGAGTACGAGTCCAACGATGGATCCATCAAGACACGCCTCAGGGTGCGCAGCGTGCGTCCGATCCAGAACATCCGGGAGGGCAAGTTCAAGCAGCCGGAACTGAAGAAACTGCCCACCTACGAGCCGGTTATCCCCGCAGATCCGGATGACACCGAGGACGATCTGCCGTTCTGATGATTATCATCGAGGACACACGGCAACAAGCCGGCAAGCATGAACTCAAGCACGATTATTTTGCCGCAGAGGGCATAGAAGTGTTCCGGAACAAGTTACCCTTCGGGGACTATGCTCTCTGGGGCGGTCTTACCGCAGTCGACACAAAGGCCGACGTCGAAGAGATCGCCATGAACATCGGCGGACCTGCGCACAGACGCTTCCGGGAAGAGTGTAAACTCGCACGACGGCTCGGCGGGTCCCTGATCATATTGGTCGAGAACCGGCACGGCTACCGCTGCATAGACGATGTGGTCGCATGGGTCAACCCGAACATCCACAAGACGTCACGCAGCATCGAGGGCCCACGGCTCGCAAAGGCCATGCGCACCATGTCCGATCGGTACGGCGTGCAGTTCGAGTTCTGCAGCCCAGAAGAGGCAGGAAGAAGGATTATTGAGTTATTGGAGGCCAATGATGGCAGGTAGCAAGAACACAGTCATTTTCTATCAGAATCAAATAAAGATATGCAAGAAGCACATGACGTCGGAGCAGTTCGGTCGGCTCATGTCGGCTCTTTTCGCCCTGGATGATGGTGAAGATCCGGAAGTTGAGGACGATATTGCCCTGGCATTCGAGTTTATGTCGATACAGCAAAAGTTAGACCGTGAAAAGTACGAAAAGATGTGCGAACGCAACAGGAAGAACGGGAAACTGGGCGGAAGACCTAAAAAAGACGGAAAAAACCCACAAAACCCAGATGGTTTTTTGAAAAACCCTAATGATGATGATGATGAATATGACGATGATGAAATAACGATGAATGGTGATGAGGAGATTCACCACTTGGGTTCACTCGGTCAGTTCAAGAACGTAAACCTTAGTGAAGAGGAGTATTTTGCCCTCAAGGACACATACGAGAGGTCAAATGAGCTGATAGACAAGGTCAGTTTGTGGTTAAGGGGAGCAAAGAACAATGTCCCGGACCATTATGCGCTCTGTGTGAAGTTCGCTGACAACGACAAGTGGCCCAAGAAGAAGAAAATCGAGCCAGTGGAGATCCAGGAAGTCACGGATCCGATAGATCCGGAGGAGCAGGAGGCCAAGGTGGCCAGCATGAAAGCAACGCTGAACGGGATGTTCACGCCGAATTAAGGAGGACAAGAGTGATAACAGTAATAGACGATAGAGGATTCAAGACAGAGATACGGGACGTCCCGATCGGGGAGTGCTTCGTGTATGACGGCGACCTGTACCTGAAGCTGGGAGACAACAACAAGAACATCTTCAGGGATGACATGGACTATCCGTGTGCGCACCTTGAGAGCGGCACGGTCTATGTGTTCCAGATGTACGAACGTGTTGAGGTCGTGCATGACTTGGAACTGGTTATGTGCAGGAGGTGAACATGATTAAGGAACTTATCAAGGAATGGATGAAACCCATCATCGAAGAAGTGTACAAAGAGGGCTACAAGGACGGAGAGCGCCGCGTCCTCAAGGCGTACGAGTACGGATGGCACGTTGGACACGCTGACACGATGGCGGCTCTGGGCGAGATTAACATCGAAGAACTGGACGAGGGGGTGGCGAAGTGAGTGACCTAATCAGCAGAGCAGATGCGATTGATGCGGTGTTCTGTGCAAACCCAATAGACAAAGAGTATCACTATTACAAGCATATTGCATTAGATGCACTCAACGCACTACCATCAGCCGAAATACCAACTGAAAGCACCAATACACCAACCAATACACCAACTGACTTAATCAGCCGAGCAGATGCGATAGACGCGGTGTGCGACAAATGTCCAAGTGATAAATATTGTGACAGGTCATGTAGGCATATATGCGTGATTCCCGAAGCGTTATCCGCACTCCCATCAGCGAAAGGAAGTGATGCCGAGATGAACGAAGTAAAGCCACAGTATATGCAAGTAAGCCCCAGTAATGGGGCAGACCTGATCAGCATGTCAGAGCCAAAGACGGGAGAGTGGATATTTGAAGAAACAGATGAATACAAAAGAACATACTGCTCTGTATGTGGTGTTTCAGCACCATTTATATGCGTTTCTGATGACCATTACGGAAGAAGATGTCATGGAGAAACAAAAAAAACAAAGTTTTGTCCCAGCTGCGGAGCAAGGATGAAAGGCGGTGATTCTGGATGACAAGAGAAGCACTACAAGACAGACCGACAGGGGAGTGGATAGAAGAATACAACGGCAATGGGTGGAATGACTTTTGGGATTATACCTGTTCAAATTGTGGAAAGAAGTATGAACGAGCCGATGCGGTGTTATATCACGCAAACTTCTGCCCAAACTGCGGAGCAAGGATGCTCGGAGAGGATGGTGAAGCATGAGCGAGAAATTAATCACAGAGGACATAGCGAGAATGTGTAATGTGTGCCGAGATTTGGGCTATATCGGAGCATTGGCAGATGAATACTATCACGATTCAACAGGTAGCGATATAGCAGACGAAATCACAACATACATCACGGAACTGTTTATCGCCAAGAGAGAAAGCGAGGCAGAGGAATGAAATTAACATTTATTGTGAGTGCCATGGAAGCATTTATTCTATATTTGATCTTTGCACTTGCCGAGAAATTATGTTAAGGAAAGCGAGGTGGAGGAATGACATTATTATTAGCAATCGTTCTTGTGGTATGGAGTGCGGTTAATACTTTCTTGTCCATCACAGCCATACTTGGTGGGTTCAACAACCACAAAGACATAGAAGCAATCAAGTCATGGTATCCGTTCTGCGAAATTATGAAGATGCGGATTCCGAAAGGCGGTGATGATGAATGAGCAAATACAAATCATTAAATACAAAGGCATGGTGTTGTGTTTTTCATTCGGAAGTACGGAAGATGTTTAGGAGTTTGCCCAAGGAAAAACAGGCTGAAATCCTAAAGAACATTTTCAAGGAAGGAGAGAGCCATGACAAGGGGAGAAGCAATCAAGATCTGTGATGTAGTGGACAGCTGTGAAGAATGCCCAAGGTACGGAAAGGAATGTTGTGGGGAGGAAAAGTATGAATAACATCGACATAGTCAAGGTAATACTCAAACACATCGGCGACAACCCCGAACAGGATATGGCGCTCGCTCAGGGCTGTATCGTGATACTCGATTCCGTCAGAGCCGAGCCGGCTGCGCCGGCGGCCAAAAAGGCGGAGCCTCCGGCTCCGGGGGATTCGGGGTCCAAGGCTTCCGCTGACTCAAAGCCACGGCGCAAGCGCAAGCCGTTCGATACAGGCAAGATGAAAGCCTGCCTGAACGCTGGGCGGTCGGTCGCATGGATCGCCGACGAAATGGGCGTATCACAGGCAACCATCTACAGCCACATGAAGAGTGAGGGATTGGCAGTTGAACGCTAAAGAGTACCTGAAACAATATAAGCGTGCACTGGAACGGATCGAGACGGCTGAGCGTGAACTGGCACAGCTCCGGGAACAACGCTCGACCATCTCGGCCAAACTGGACGGCATGCCTCGTGGATCCAACCTGTCCGATCGGACTGCACGGCTCGCCACCAGGATCGCCGACCGTGAACTTGAGGTGGTAAGGATGCAGACCAACGCACAGGCCAAACGGCGTGAGATCGTCAACACACTCGACAGGCTCGAGGATCCGACGCTGCACCGTCTGCTGTATCTGCGGTACATCGAGGGGTACAAGTGGGAGACCGTAGGTCACGAGATGTACTACTCGTACCAGTGGGTCTCCGGCAAACTCCACGACCGTGCCCTTGCAGCATTCCAGGACATACTTGATAACAGTTGATAGAAGTTGATATTGCACCTGTGATATATGTTACTTGGAAAGATCAAACATATTAGCCTCTTTTCAACATAACTTCTTTACTCCGCATAGCCCCGGGCACACCGGGGTTTTTGCGTGGGGGTGATTAGCATGGCGAAAGAAGACATCGTGAAGTACCAGTTCACGAGCGACCAAAGCCGCACGAAAGCCGCAGAGAATGGCAGGAAGGGCGGCATTCGCTCTGGCGAGGCGAAGCGGGAGAACAAGTTAATACGTGACCGCATCCTCGAACGCATGGGCGAATCAGACTGGGACACCATGATAGACAAGCTGATCGAGAGGGCGACCGAGGACACCAAGTCCTTTGAGGTGCTCCGTGACACCATCGGGCAGAAGCCCAAGGACCAGCTTGAGGTCGACACGACCATGGACATCAACGTGGTGCTGGACGATGAGGGCTAACATCCACATCCCGAACGAGATATTCAACGGGGCTTTCCGGGGTTATCTCACGGACTACTCGCACCGCTTTGAGGTGTACTACGGCGGTGCCGGTTCCGGGAAGTCCCACTTCATTACCCAGAAGCTACTGATCAAGGCACTGCAGCGCAACCGCAAGGTTCTGGTCATGCGCAAGGTAGGCAACACGCTCAAGGACTCAGTGTGGCAACTGGTGGTGGACACGCTCTCACAGTTCCAGATCCTCGGCTACTGCAAGGTCAACAAGTCCACGTTCACGATCACGCTGCCGAACGGATCCATCCTGCTGTTCAAGGGGATGGACGACAGCGAGAAGATCAAGAGCATCACAGGCATTACAGACATATGGTGCGAGGAAGCCACCGAGTTCACCGAGGAGGACATCGAGCAGTTGAACCTCAGGCTCCGGGCCAAGACGTCCGACCTGCAGATGCTGTTCAGTTTCAACCCGGTCAGCAAAGCGAACTGGGTGTACCGCCGGTGGTTCGCCAAGGATGCGGTGGTCACGGATGACACGGTGATACACCAGTCCACCTACAAGGACAACCGGTTCCTTCCGGAGGACTACATCGCCACGATCGAGAAGATGGCCAAGACCAACCCGACGTACTACAGGATCTATGCACTGGGTGAGTTCGCCAGTCTGGACAAGCTGGTGTTCAACAACTGGCGGATCGGGACGGTGGCGGACACCCACGACTGGGACATGCTGTGCGGTCTGG